AGACTAAGAAACGAGACTAGTGTCGAGGACACAAAGATTCAACAAGAAGACGAGTAATTTACTAAACCAGAGGAAAGCAAAATGAACGAAACGCTAATGTTATTGTCAGCGCAGATTGAAGAACGACGAAAGGTACTCCAAGAAGATCTTAGTTCAGGAAACGCTAAAGATTATGGAGGCTATCAACACGCCTGCGGCGAAGTCCGTGGGTATCTCATGGTTCAAAGTTTTATATCTGAGCTACTTAGAGCAATTAAACAAGGGGATGAAGACTTCGATTCTACTCCTACTGATTCAGTGGTGAGCAAATGAATAATATAGCTGCAAGTGAAAAAAACCTAGTGTCTCCTGGAGGCGCCCCAATTAAATCTAAAGCCAAAGCAAAGAAAGAAGCTATGGCTCAACTCGCTACTCAACTTCCTGAAGTCAAAGGCTATCGCATTTTAACTGCTGTGCCCGAAGCTGAAGACGCTTATGAAAGCGGTATTTTAAAAGCTGCCGATAAGAAAAAGATTGAAGAGCATTCTACTGTTGTTTTATTTGTGATGAAGTTAGGAGACCTAGCCTATAAAGATGAGGCTCGTTTCCCTTCTGGTCCTTGGTGTAAAGAGGGTGACTTTGTTATTACCCGCGCTTATACCGGCACTCGCATAAAGATACACGGTAAAGAGTTTCGCATTATTAATGATGACACGGTGGAAGCTGTTGTCTCTGACCCGCGTGGGTACGAGAGAGCATAATTTTGGCTGGCTGGAAAAGCGCAGAACAACGAAGAGCTTATTATAAAGCTAATCGAGAAAAGGCATATAACTGGAGAAAGTCTTGGAAAGAGGCTAATCCAGAAAAGGTATTAGAGAACCAAAAAATCTATTACCAAAAACATGCTGAACAAGAACGAGTGCGTGTAAGTGTTTGGAAAAAAGCTAATCCAGAAAAAGTAAATGCCTATAAAGCAACAAGAAAGGCTATACAAAATAAAGTAAACGACATTCATACGTCCGACGACAAATGGTTGTTAGCAGAGTTTTACTCTTTAGCTAAGTTACGCGAAGAGGTATTAGGGTTTAAGTGGCACGTGGATCATATCGTGCCATTGAGCAAAGGAGGCAGACATTGCCTCACAAACCTTCAGGTAGTTCCAGAGCATTGGAATTTATCCAAAGGCAATCGAAACACCGATATATTTATTGGTGCAACCACTGGAGAGAACGATGACAAAGATAGTGCACGAGATACCTGACGAGCTTGAGCTTGAGGGTGAAGAGGTAGAGGTGAGTTTAGATGAGGGCAAAGAGGCTAAACCTGAAAAGTCTACAGCTGATGTTGAGCGAGTAGTTCAGGATAAGTCGGGCAAGCCTGAGTTTGACTTTGAAATTGAAGAAGAAGATGACACGCCTGTAGAAGATCAAGGTAAAGATCCGCTACCCGATGAAATTGTTGAGCAGCTAGAGAATGACACTTTAGATGATTATTCTGAACGTGTTAAACAACGGATGGCACAACTTAAAAAAGTCTATCACGACGAAAGACGTGCTAAGGAATCTGCTGACAGAGAGCGGGAAGAAGCTATTCGTTTTGCAAAAAGTATTGCAGAGGAAAATAAAAAGCTAAAAACTACTCTTAGTAGCGGTGAAGAAGACTACTTAAAAATCATGAAAGACGCTCATGAGAAGGAATTAGCATTAGCTAAACGAGACTATCGTGAAGCTTATGAAGCGGGCGATACGGATAAGGTTATTGATGCTCAATCTAGAATGAATGAAGCTCAATATAAATTCTCTAATGCCCAAAACTTAAAACCGCAATATAATACTGTACAAGAGTCTACAGATAGTGTAGATTTTAAACAAAATGCCCCTCAACCAAAAACTCCAGAACCAGACGCTAAAGCAAAAGCTTGGCAGGATGACAATCCCTGGTTTGGTAAAGACACAGAAATGACGAGTCTTGCTTTGGGCGTACATGAAAATCTTGTTAGAAATGGAGTTAATCCCACTTCTGATGAATATTACCGTAGTATTAATAGTACTATGCAAAAACGATTCCCTGAAAAGTTTGGGGATAATTCGTTGGAACAGGTTAAACCCGCCCAACGCAAACCTTCTAATGTTGTTGCACCGGCTACGCGCAGTACCGCGCCTAAAAAAGTACGACTAACTAAAACTCAGATAGCTTTGGCTAAAAAGTTTAAGTTGACCCCGGAGCAATATGCACGAGAACTTGTAAAATCGGAGAACGCAAATGGATAAGGTTAAAATTGATCGAACTGATCGTGAAGTTGAAGTAAGAGAAGATCCTGTAAAACAACGTGTGTGGCAACCAGCGGCGCTATTACCTGAGTTTACTCAGAAGCCGGGGTGGGTATATCGTTGGGTAAGAGTCTCTCTATTAAACGAACCAGATAACATGAACGTTTCTGCGAAAATGCGCGAGGGCTGGGAACCTGTACTACATTCAGAGCACCCAGAACTTATAATTGGTATTGAAACACACGGTCGATATAAAGAAAATATTGAGATCGGTGGTTTACTACTATGTAAGGCCCCCAAAGAATTAATGGACCAACGTCAGGCTTATATTAATAATAAAACTCAAGCCCAGACTGAAGCGGTAGATGCATCCTTTATGAACCAGAACGATCCACGGATGCCTAAATTTGCTGAAGGTCAAGAGAATGGCAGGTCTTTCGGTAAGGGCCGAAAATAAACCTTTTTATGGAGAAATAAGATGGCAACTACAGCTAGTCCTTATGGACTTAAAGCCGTAAACCACATCGGTGGTACGCCTTACGCGGGTTCTACTCGCTTACTGCCCATTGCCAACGGATACGCATCTAACATCTACAACGGATCAATTGTTTCTATTGTAGTTGGCGGTACTGTTGAAATGGTTACTGTTACAGGTAACGGTGGCGGCGGAACAGCAGCAGCGTTCCCAGCGGGCACAATTGGTGTTTTTGTAGGTTGTACCTACTCAGACCCAGTTACAGGCAATTTGACATTCAGTCAATACTGGCCTAGTGGTACAGCAGCAGGAGACGCACAAGCATATATTGTTGATGATCCTGATGTAGTATTCATGGCACAAGCCAACGGAGCAGTAACACAAGCTGACTTAGGTCAGAATACTCACCTTGCAGCAGTGCAGTCTACCACTACGGGTACTATCCCAGCTGGTAATTCTAACAGTGCAGTAACAGCTACAACCGCAACCACAGCAGCTTTCGCTTTCCGTGTTGTTGATTTTGTAGACAGCCCAACATCGGCTGTAGGTGACGCATTCACTGATTTACTTGTTAAGTTTAATGCTGGTGTTCACTCTTACAATAACTCAACCGGTATCTAAGGAGAATAAATCATGGCAATTTCAAGAGCTCAACTCTTAAAAGAGTTACTCCCAGGCCTTAATGCTTTATTCGGTTTAGAATATGCGCGTTATGGTGAAGAACACAAAGAGATCTACGAAACTGAGTCTTCGGACAGAAGTTTTGAAGAAGAAACTAAACTAGCCGGTTTTGCAGCCGCACCTGTCAAAAGCGAAGGCGCAGCAATTGCATACGACAATGCTCAAGAAGCATTCACAGCTCGTTATAACCACGTGACAATTGCTCTAGGCTTCAGTCTTACTGAAGAAGCAGTTGAAGACAATCTATATGATTCTCTTTCAGCTCGTTATACTAAAGCTCTTGCTCGCTCAATGGCAAACACTAAGCAAGTTCGCGCAGCCAACGTTCTAAACAACGGCTTCAACGCAGCTTTCCCTGGTGGCGATAACGTAGCATTGTTTAGTCAAGCTCACCCACTAGTTTCTGGTGGTACTAACAACAACACTCAAACAGTTGCTACTGACTTGAATGAAACAGCGTTGGAAAATGCCGTAATTCAAATCGCAGCTTGGACTGATGAGCGTGGATTGTTAATAGCAGCTAAACCTCGTAAGTTGGTAATTCCACCTTCGTTGCAGTTCGTTGCGACTCGTCTATTGGATACAGAGCTACGTGTAGCTACTGCCGATAACGACATCAACGCACTACGCTCTAATGGTGCAATTCCTGAAGGATATACAGTAAACCACTTCCTAACGGATGGTGACGCTTTCTTCCTAACAACTGACGTTCCTAACGGTATGAAGCATTTCGAAAGAACTCCGCTTACTACTTCTATGGACGGCGACTTCGACACAGGCAATGTACGATACAAAGCTCGTGAACGTTACTCGTTTGGTTGGTCAGACCCACTAGGTATGTGGGGTTCTCAAGGTGCTGCGTAAGTAGCATCAGCTCGGCGGAAAACCCTGGTGTCATCCTCCACCAGGGTTTTTCTTTTTCTGTTGTATAATTATTCTAATAAGAGTAGTATTTAAATATTCCGGGAACATCCGGCTTATTAGACTGCCCCGGCAGACGCATACACGACTAATGAGCTTTTATCTTTGTATGGAGATTTTCAAATGGCTATAACAACTTTTGCTGGTCCTGTCAGATCCCTTGGTGGATTTGTTGAGTCTGGTTTTAATAACGTAATCGACGCAACCGCAGCTTTGACTGCTGGCGCTCTTACTCTTACCGCACTTCCTGTAGCAGCTTCAGCTCCTGGCGTATTGCCAGTAACCGCAGGCTCACCTGGACATGCTGGTAAACAACTTACTGTTTCTGCAGATGGCGGTACATTTACTTTACCTGTTATTAATGCAGTTAACCCAGGCGCTAACGCAGTTCCGGGGCAAGGTCAAGGCGGAGCTTCCGACCCTAACCAAACAAGTAACCTAGGTATGCAGTTTTCATTTACTGTACTAGCTGATATTACAACTAGCCTTATTATTAATACTGGCGCCCTTACTGATGTAATTTTTGGAACTATTAATTTCTGTGATGATGCTAACGATGCCGGTGTAGCTGGATTTTTCCACACCCCCGGTACAGCTAATTCAGTTACATTTAATGGTACTACTCAAGGCGGAGACGCAGGTTCTACATTTACTCTAACTGCAGTCGGTGCAGCAGCATGGAAACTAGAAGGGGTATCGGTATTTCCTACTGCTTCAGCACCAGCTACACCATTCTCAACTAGAGTTTAATAGGAGAACCTTATGGCTTCAGCAGCGCAAAATGTTTCAGCGGTTAATTTCCTTGCGGCTGATTCTCCTGATACCGTAGTTGCACGTAGAACTCGTGTTGCATCACTGAGTATAACCACAGCAGGTGCAGCAGGTTCTGTTGAACTAAAAAATGGAGTCGGCGGAACAACACTACTAAAAGTTGTTACTTCTGCTGATTCTAGTATGCACGACGTAGTAATTCCAGGCGATGGTATATTATTTGACTCTCAAGCCTACTGCATACTAACCAACGTAACTTCAATAACTCTGTTCTATTCGTAGATTAGTGTTTAGGAGAATATATAGTGGCAGCGGCAAAGAAAGTTAAACCTAAAGCCAGAAAAAAAGGTGTATCTCTAGCAGTAGGAAGGGGCGAAAAGCTCCCCGTCTCTAAAGGGGCGGGTCTTACTGCGAAGGGACGCGCTAAATATAACAGTAAAACTGGAGCTAATCTCAAGGCTCCTGCACCCAATCCCAAAACGAAAAAGGATGCGGCTCGCCGTAAATCTTTTTGTGCACGAATGTCTGGCATGAAGGGTCCTATGAAAGACTCTAAAGGTCGCCCTACTAGAAAAGCAGCATCACTAAAAAGGTGGAAATGCTGATGAGTACAGAGCGCGAATTAGGCGAACATTCAGTAGCTATTGACCATATGCAAAAAGATATGGATGAAGTGAAAGATGATATTCGTCACCTAAAAATTGCTGTAGATAATATTGAAACTATGTTATCTGAAATTAAAGGTGGTAGAAAAATGGCCATGTGGTTATGCGGCTGTATGGGTAGCATAGTTACGGTAGTAGTTTATTGGTGGGCAGGTAAGTAATATGCCAGCTAAAAGTGCAAAACAAAAACGATTTATGCAGGCAGTGGCTAATAACCCTAAGTTTGCTAATAAAGTAGATGTTCCACAATCTGTGGGTGCTGAATATACTAAGGAGAACAAGATGAAAAAGAAAATGAATATGGGTGGTCCAGTAGCTGATGCTGCAGGAGCTCGCGCTATGGACCCAAGAATGGCTATGGCTATGGAAGCTCAACGCCGACAAGCAGCCGCCGGTGGTATGAA